AAATACCTATTAATTGTTACCCTATGCACACCTATCATATAAGACAAAGTATCATCTGTTATATGTGGTATTAATTTTTTAATACGTTTAGTTTTTTCTTTATTTTTTAAATAATCTAATTTACATATTTCAAATGCTCTGTACATATTTAAAGCATCTCCTTTTAAAGTATTATAAACCTTTATTTCTTTACGCTCTATTAGTTCTTTAGACCAACAAGCAATCCAATATTTTAACACGCTATAAGGTTTTGCAAAAGTATCATAATAAAATACAGTTCTTCTTGTCCATACGTTATTCATTTTATTTTCCCATACATAGTTATAACCATCATAAATAATTCTATGATTGTTTATATCGCATAATTGTTCTAATTCACTATCTGTCCAACTTGTTTTATGTTTCTTCATATATATTTTTTTAAAAATGTTACACTGATAAAAAACAAATGTAACAATAATTAACTGTAAATGATTATATTTTAATTATTTAATATTTGTTACTATATAAGTGTATATTAATTCAAGTTTTTATACGCTTTATTTGAGTGTTGTTTATACTTCTTTTTATTCTTTAATTTTTTAATATCTTGTTTTAATATATCATCATTTGATAATGGTATAAATTTTATCTTTTTCATATTGTTTTCTTAAAATGTTACACTAACTTTTTTTCATTGTAACAATAATTATAGTTAATGTTATATAAACTAATAACTTAATATTTGTTACTATATAGTAATTATTTATTAATCTAATATCTCATCTATATCAATAGTATTATTATCTTCACTATCTATTATTAAATTAAATAATGGTTGTTCATTATTAACTGTTATATCTTTTGTTTCTCTTGGTTTACCTGCATAGTAATTATAAAACATTTGTATAAACTTAAATTCGCCTTTCTCAATACCTTCTTTTAATTTCTTATATGCTAATGGTTCTAATGGTGTTAATCTTTCAATCAATTTTACTTCTTCACTTTTAGGTTTTCTACCTGCTACACCTTTAGTTCCTTTATTGAACTTTCTTTTATCTATATTAGCCATAATTAAAAATCATTATTAATTCATATACTAAACAAAAAAAGAGTAATAATGTTAAACTACTACTCTTTTATTTAAGTGTCTTAAAACGCTTTATTTACAATTTCCTTCTCTGTATGGTGAAAAGCTACTAGGCTTTATTATTTCCCAACTTCTAGTATAACCTGTGCAATCATTTATTGTATCAAAAATATACAAACTTTTGTTTGGCACAATGTTAAATGACATAACGGCTTGTATGCGGTCACATTCACAGTCTAATAATTTTTCCTCGTTTACACTATCAGCACTGCAAGATAGTAATGTAATTGCTATTAATAATGTTGTTAATCTTTTCATAATTATATTATTGTGTTATCTATTATTTCTATTAAATGTCTTAAATTTTCTTTATCAACCTTTGCTTCTATTATATTATCATTTGTTTCTAATTTAATAATATACATTTCTGTTTGGTCATCTAAACGTTTGCACGTTGTTTTAATTGTTTTCTTTCTCATCTTTAAATTATTTTATGTTTAACTTCGTTCATCTGTAATTTAGCTTTAACTATTATTTTCAATTTATTTAATATTTCTTCTCTGTCGTTTTCATTTTCAAGTTGGTTAATAATGTCATCAGCTTCAGTAGTTCTTTGTTTTAGTTTGTATTCGTATTCATTTATTAATTCTTTTACGAATTTCTTTTTTAAATACTTTTTAGAATTTATATTACCGTTTGGTATTTCTATAAATTCATCGTAGTAAATTTGGTAATCGTTACTAATAAAGTTATTCCAACTCTTTAACGAATGTAATACTGTTGCGTGGTCTTTGTTTAAATAAGTTCCAATATTTGATAATGTTAATTCTGTTTTGTCTTTAGCTAAAGCAAAAAATAAAGTTCTTAACTCTACTAATCGTCTTTTCCTGCTATTACTATTTTCTAATAAATCAACTCCAAACTTATTGTGTATAAAGTCTTTGATTTTTGCAAGTGTATTAACGTCTTTTTTAAATTTCTTTTCTATTGGTTTGTATTTTCCCATTCGTCTATTGCTTTTTTAATACCTGCACAAGCAAGGTACATTTCTAATTCTTCGTAGTGTTTTAATATGCTTTTTATATTTTCAATTGGTTCATTATTTGACAAATCAAAAATAGTCATTCTGTAAAATTCATCTTTAACATTTGTTGGCATAAACATTTTTGTAAATTTCTATTGCTTTTTTAACTTTAGCTTTGCCACTTTTAATTTCTTCACTTGTCAATTCTCTTATACTAACCTCTCCGGTAATTTTGTCTAAAATTATAAAAGAAAATCTATTACCTTCAAATATATCTAAATATAATGCACCTTGCAAATCATAACTAAAGTTGTTTATTGATTGCTCAAATCTTGAAGCATCGCTTGTGGTTTTTAAATCAATTATATGTTTTCCTTTTTTAGCATCAGCTTTCGCTCTTACAGGCAAACCGTCAATCATTTTAATTTCTGGCAATTCCAAATCACATTCATCTAAAAGTAAAAAGCTATCAAAATCTTTGGTTACATTAGAAGCTAATTCCGTACACTTCTTTAATTCCCTTTTAGTATATACCATTGCGTCGTTATATTCTATTACGGCTTCTTTAAATGCTTTAGAACCTTTAGTACTATCTATTATAATCAAGTCGTCTAATCTATGTGGTTCTAATACCGCTAAATGGATTAGCCTTCCATCTCTTAACGCTTGTTTAGGCAAGTTGTTATCTTCGCCATAAGTACCACTTAAAATATTTTTAAATTCAGAACTACTTAAAGCATTCTTACCTAAATAACCATAGTAAAATTCATCGTCATACATTTTAGGTATAATGTCTTTTTTTTTCCACTTCTTATTATCAAATGTTTCTATCATATTATTGTTTTTTTCAAAAGTACATAAAATATTAATACAAAATTAGTATTAATAAAATTTTAACACTTTTCTTTTTCTATAAACAATCTCTTTTCTTCTTCAAGATAATTTATTTCCCTTTGCAAATAGTCTAATGCTTTGCGCATATCTTTTAACTCATCATCTTTTTTTCCTGCTCTGCAAACATACTTTAAAATGTTTCCACGATTAAAATTAAGATTATAATCTTTAGCTACATCTATAAGATCATAGCTTTTATTGTTGTTGTAATGTGATGGTGTTTGTTTCATAATAATTTTATTGCATCTTTTATACATAAATAAGTAACCTCTTTTGGTATTCTGTTTCTATTGCCAAATTGTGTTGTAGCTGGGTTTAAATAATTTATTTCCCATTTCGGTTTTATAAGATATAAACTCCACAAATAAATACCTTCAGGTGTGCTATTAACATATAAAGGTATATCTAAATGCTTTTCACTTTCAGCAATTAACGCATCGTATTTCTTTTTTTCAAGTAACATAGTGTCGTAATGCTTTTTTCTACATTTCAATTCTAATCTATGCCTTGTGTCTATGTCGTAACAATCCCATCTGCTCATTGGATTTTTAGCCTTAACAAGTGTATTGTAATGGTTTTCTTTTAAGTAATTAAATAAATCTTTTTCCTTCCAATTAATCATACTTTTCAATTAAATTTTTTAATGGTCTATAAATTTCTGAAACAAAACTACAAGATAAACAGTTTGATGTTAACTTCTTATTAAACGTATTTTCAAAAATAGCTTTCATTCTTAATTGCACATCTGGTTTAATCTTACCTTTAGCTTCAAATGTTTCTTTTAAGAAATTATAATCACTTTCAGATAAACAATTAGCAACTCTATAACGTACAAATTTGTTTAGCTTTGCTTTACGCTCATCACACCCGCAATCGTCTGTAATAGTTTCAATAATCTTTTTAATACCTGTTGCTTCTGTAATCTTTTCAACTGTATCGCCTAAACCTTTTGATTGCTTATCAAAGTTAGCTTTCCATTCTTTGTAAACTCGTGTTCTTTTGTCTAATTTGTTAAATTCTTTTTCTGTCATCTTAAACTGTTTCATCTTCTTTTAATTTATCTTGGATAAGTTTTAATTCATTTTGTATCATCTTATTCATAGCAAATAATTGAAATGCTACTTTTTCAAGAGCAGCTATTCTTTCAATGCTTGTTAACTTCTTTTTTTTCATAATTCTATATTAGTTCATAATCCCCATTAATGTAATCTTCATAATCTTCTTTAAACTTTTCGTGTATTATTGCTTTGCAATTTTTAATAGTATAATGAATGCTTACCCAACTTATACCAGTTTCTTTTGCTATCTTACGCAAAGACATAGGACTATCTTTATACAACATAAACAATCTGCTATCGTACCATCGCCAAGTCATAACTTCTTTGTCTATTTTATCACAGAGTCTGTTAAATGCTAAAACCTTTTCATCTACATCTGTGTCAATTTCTCTTTTCAATTCAACTACATCTTCCTTTAAAATCATCTTTTTAACCCCTAATATTTCAAAGCAGATACTTCTAATTGTCAAGTACATATAAGATTTGTTTACACCGCCATCTTTAAAAAATAACTTTTCTTCTGAAGCGTATTTGTGCAATTTTAAATAACTTTCTTGAACTACATCACTAGCTATATCATTTCCAACAAAACTAGCAGCTATACGTAACCAATCATCTTTATAAAAATCAACTCTTTTAAGCCAATGCAAAGGCTCTTTATTAACCATATATTTATTTTAAAAATTAATATCTTTTAATATATCATAACCATCATCAGCTACTTTTGGCAAACCAATATTATCTATTTTAAAACTAAATGTTTCAAAACTAAAATTTCTACTCCTTTTGCAACTAACCGTAACTAAATCTTTGTTAACTGTGTTTAATTCTAATTGTATTTGTGTTTCTGTTTTCTTTTCTAAAAAACTACCTAGATGCCCTGTTGGTTTTGTACTTCCAAAATTGCTGTGAATAACCGTGATAATGTGACAATTCAATTCAGATGTCCATTGCATTAATTTTTGAACAACAAAATTACTTTCTTCTATATTATTAACGTCAGAACATAAATCAGCAATTCCATCTATAATAACTAAACCTATATTTTTATCTTCTTTGCCGTTCATTTTGTCATAAAGATAATATTCAATGAAATCAATTCTAGTCTTATAAGCTAACTGCCTTAAGCCAAATGTATGGTAACATTCATTTTCCATTCCTGTCATATCTAACACCCTCCTAAACACTTTTGAAGCGTGAAATTTACCTTGTTCAGTGTCAAAATGAACTAAACATTTACCGTTTCTATTTCCTTTTATATCTCCAGTTCTTCCATTAACACTGCCTTTTAAATACGCAGCACTTAATAATGATACAAAAAATGTTTTTTTGCTTTTAGGCGGTGCTTGTACAAACGTGAAATTTCCATAAGTTCCTAAAGGTATTGGATATGTTTTATTTCCATTTTTTGTTTGGTATGTATGTTCACCAATAGATAATGCACATTCTGGATATTCCACATCTTCTGCTGCATTAATATAGCAATCACTTTCAAGTGTTTGCATATACATTCTACTAATTTCTTTTTCCTCGTCTGTCATTTTGTTTTTGTTTTGTTTTAAAAAAAAATAGGGTAAGTGTTAAATCTTACCCTATAATTCACTTATTTAGAAAGGTAAATCTGGGGACTCATTTTCTACTACTTCTGTTTTATCTTCTTGTCTTTCAGCAGTCTTGCAACTTCCATCAGTCCAAACTACTTTTCCATTACCTAAATAGGTTTTATCCTTTTTAGCTTCACGTTCTTCTTTTGTTTGGCTATCAAATACCGAAGCATTTTGACCATATTGGTTTGTTTCATCGTTTACAGATACTGTGAAATTGTAGTAAACGTTTCCGTTTTTACCTGTTACAAATTTTTCTTTTGGCAATTTAGCCACATTGATACTAACATTAATTAATGCACTCATAATTTCTATTTATTTAATAATTGTTTAACTTCGTTTGAAATACTATATTTTTTTTCTATTGCTTCTACACTTCCACCACCTTTAATAAAAGATAATGCTTTTGTAAATTCAACACTCCCAGCTTTTAATTCTACCTTACTAACACTTGTTTTATTGTGCGTGTTTGTAGCATCAGCATCTTTAGTATCATCTATTAAAAATAAGCCATTTAAAGCATATTTTCTTGCGTAAGAACTACTACTACCAAATGATTGTGCTATGTCCATTCCTTTTCTGTTAAAATCAATACCAGCTTGCGCGTAAGAACTATAACTACTTATACCATCTGCTATTGAAACACAAGCGTTAACATAGGAATAACCATTAGTTTCTTCTATGGTGTCACTTA